CCGGGAGTATGCCGAGCAGGAGATTGCCGAGCGCTGGGTGAATGACCTGATGCGCGCGGAACGGTGCGTTAACCGCGAGTTTAACGGCGCAGCTGCACCGCAGCGCGTTTTCGAGGCGCTGACCGATAGCGCATTTAATGTCGGTTGTAGCGGGCTTGCCTGGTACACTAACAGGCAGGGGAAGAAGGTTAGAACGACGATCTGGCGTAATGCGCAATCGGCTGACTGGCGCGGCGTCTGCGAGCGGGTAACGGATTTTGTTAACTCAGGCGGCAGGCGCTTGCAGGGACTGGTCAACCGCCGGGAAGAGTTCCGGGAGTGGTGCTTGTCAGATCCTGTGTTTAAGGGGGCGAAATGAAGGGGTTGATTGCCGTTATCACGGTGATCTGTGTCCTTCTGGCGGTGGCCTGCATCCGGTTAACCACGGAAACCAACAAGCGCGAAGCCGCAGAAAGAGCGCTGGCAGACGCTAACCAAAAACTGAACCAGACCAGCGATGTGCTGGCCGAAGTGCGGGCGCTGCGCCAGGACGTCAGCGAGATTGAAGCCAGTGTGAAAGCGCTGGGGCAAAAGCGTAACGAAGCCGGGGAGAAACGTCGTGAAAATATCAAAACTGAACTGGCCGGCGATCCCTGCACTGCTGCTCTTGTGCCTGACGTTGTCGCTGACAGCCTGTACCAGCGCGCCGCCGAAGTCGCCGCCGGTGATCATTCAGGAGCCTTTGCCAGAAAGCCTGACGGCAAAAACTGAAACGCCAGCGCCGCCGCCCAGGCCGATGCGCTATGGGAATCTTGTGATCTGGTCTGATGCGCTACTTGATGCGCTGGATACTTGCAACGCGGATAAGGCGGGCATTCGGGAGCTGGAACTGCGGCGAATAGCCCGGGGGATGAAATGAAAAAAGCCGAATTGTTACGCGAGGCGCTGATCGCCGCAAACACCTGGTGTAAGGCCAACCCTGAACTGATCACCGTCTGGGTGGAGAAGGGGAGCATTGAGACGCTGGCGACCGGCGAATCCTCGTTTATGTATCGCTACACCATACAGGTGCTGGCCGTGGACTTTCCGGGGCAGGTGGATGATCTCATGCTGCCGATTATGGCGTGGGTATGGCATTACCAGCCTGATTTACTGCTCAATCCGGACAATAACCGCAAAGTTGAGTTTGACGCGGACATTATCAGCGATGACATGGCCGATGTGCTGTTTAAGGTGCCGGTCTGGGAGCGCGTCATGGTGGAGAACGTCAACGGAAAACCCGTTGCTACGCACCTGGCGGAAGACCGCCCGCGTATTAATGGCGGTGAGTGGGAAGTGGTCTTTGATCCGGGCTATGAGGGGGAGATGACGTGAGCAACGATGCGGCGCTGTTTCAACAGCTTGATCAAGTATTCGCGGAAATCCTTTCCGCTATGACGCCAGCACGTCGCCTGCGCACGGCAAGAGGCATTGCCACCACGCTGCGCCGTACTCAGAGCCAGCGGATCGGTAAGCAGGTTGCGCCAGACGGCACACCGTACCAGAAACGACACCGCCGGGTACTGCGTTCGCAGGCCGGGATCGGGTTTATCTGGCAGGGGGAAGAGCGCCGCCTGCGTAACTGGCGGGCGACGCGTGGTAGTCGTGGCCGCATGTTGACCGGATTTGATGAAGGGCGAGGCGCGGTGCGGTCGTTTTACCGTGCTGATATCGAGCGTTATCTCGATATCAGCTTCAACGAGACTCGCCGCGATACGACGAAAGCCGATCCCATGTTCCGCCGCCTGCGCACCGCGCGCTTTCTGAAAGCCCGCGCGACCTCTGAAGGGGCAAGCGTGGGATTTACTGGCGTGGCGGCCCGTATTGCACGCGTTCACCAGTATGGGTTGCGTGACAGGGTGAATGATAGCGGCGCGATGGCGAGCTATCCCCGTCGTGAACTGCTGGGCCTGAGTAAGACGGATCGAATGATGATTGCCCGGAAGGTGATTGATTCGCTGGGAGTGCGCTGATGGATATTGCCGAACTGATCCGCCTGCTGGAGAACATCGGCCGCACCGGTACGGTGACGGAGATTGACGAGGAAAACTGGCTCGTCCGGGTACAAAGCGGCGGACTGGAAACCACCTGGCTACGCTGGAACGCGCAACGGGCCGGGGCATTTAAGGTCTGGGTGCCGCCATCCATTGGCGAGCAGGTCTGGCTCTTGTGTCTCGGAGGTAACACGGATACCGCCATCATTGGCGGCAGCCTGTACAGCAACGACAATCCGGCGCCGGGCGCGACACGTAATGAAATGGTAGTCACGGCTCCTGATGGTGCGCGTTTTCGTTATGACGCCGAGGCGGGCGCCTTACAGGTGACGGGTATTAAATCGGCGGTGATCGAGGCGTCGGTTATCGTCACTTTGGATACGCCAGAGGTGAACTGCACCAACCTGTTGCGCGCGAAAAATCTTGATATCACCGAAGGCGGGGAAATGCGCGGTGATTTTAATCATGCCGGCGGGGCGTTTATCTCTAACGGCGTGCAGGTGGATAACCACAATCACGGCAAAGTTGAACGTGGTGATGACTGGACGGAGGGCATCCGATGAGTGAGCGCTATCGCGGTATGAATGCGAACGGCACCGGAACGCTGACGGATGAAGATCATGTGTGGCAGTCCGTGGGCGATATTCTGCTGACGCCAGTTAATACGCGCATTATGCGCCGCAATTACGGCTCGCTTTGCCCGGATTTGATCGACAGCCCGCAGAATGACGTCACGCGACTGCAACTGATGAGCGCCGCCGTTATCGCGCTGGCTGCATGGGAGCCGCGGATCGCGCTTGACGCTATCAATATTCACTATTCTGCTTCGGGCGCAGTAACGGCGGAGCTATCCGGAATGCTGACTGAAAGCATGGAAAAGAGCACCAGATCGGTAACGTTAAGGAGCGCCAAAAATGCCGACAATTGATCTCTCGCAGCTGCCGCAGCCGACCATTATCGAGGAACTGGATTTTGAAGAAATTCTGATCGAGGTGAAAGCGGTGATGGTAGCCGCTTATCCGGCAGATCAGCAGGCCGCCGTTATTGCTGCCCTGGCGCTGGAGTCTGAACCATTAAATGTACTCGCCCAGGCACTGGCATATCGCGAGATGTTACTGCGCCAGCGTATTAACGAAGGGGCGGCCGCCTGCATGCTGAGTCATTCGACCGGTGACGATCTGGATAATATCGCGGCGAACCTCGATACCGAACGCCTGATCAAGACCGAAGCAACCGAGACAACTGATGCCGAAATGGAAAGTGACGAGGCGCTACGCCTGCGGGCGCAGGCTGCTTTTGAGGGAATGAGTGTCGCCGGGCCATCGGCGGCCTATGAATACTTTGCCCGCAGCGCCAGCGGAAAAGTTGCCGATGCCAGGGCTTCCAGCCCGGCACCGGCCGAAGTGATTATTGCGGTGCTGTCCACCGAGGGCGACGGTACCGCGTCGCCAGAACTGCTGGCCGCTGTTGCCGAAGCGGTAAACGATGAAGAGGTTCGCCCATTGGGTGATCGTGTGACGGTGCGCAGCGCTGAGATTGTCGATTACGAGATTGACGCCACGCTGTACCTGTATCCGGGGCCGGAGTCAGAGCCGATCATCAATGCTGCTGATGCATCGTTGCAAAAGTTCCTGAAACAGAACGATAAAAAAATCAGCAGAGACGTGGCGCGCTCCGCCATTTCAGCGGCGCTCCATGTCCAGGGCGTACAGCGTGTCGTGCTGAATGCCCCGCCGGACGATATCAGGCTCAGCGATATCCAGGCGGCCAGGAATATCGGCTACAACCTGGAAAACGGCGGAACGGATGAATAACACGCTTCTTCCTCCCTCTGCCAGCGCGTGGATGCGTTGCGCCGAAGCTGCCACGGCGAAGCTGTCCGGAATCACGGTAGCCATTCGCACGCTGTGGACGCCGACGGCATGCCCGGTTGATTTATTGCCGTATCTGGCGTGGGCGCTGTCGGTTGACCGATGGGATAAGAGCTGGCCGGCAGAGAAAAAAATAGCGTCAATCCAGCGTTCCTACTGGCTTCATCGCCGGAAGGGGACGTCCGGTGCAGTACGGCGCGTCATTGAGGATATGGGTTTTTCGGCGACTTTAGCCGAGTGGTTTGAGATCGGTAACGAGCCGGGGACGTTCCAGATCGAAGTGAATGTTAATGAGGTTGGTTTAACGAGTCGCACTCTTGATGAGTTGAACCGCCTTATTAATGACGCAAAACCAGTCAGCCGCCATATTTCGCAGATGAGCATTGCTACACATGTCACGGGATTTATCTACACTGGGGC